GACGAATCTTCTTTGTCGTTAGTTCAACTTTTGTGAAAGTTGCACCAGCGTTTGTGTATGTTGGGTCTGCCTGTGCAGCAGCACGAATAACTCTCTCTCCTACGTTAACTTTTTCAAGTTCCATAGTGTTTGCTCGCATTGTTACTTTGCGACCATCTTTGGCGAGAACAGTTCCGTCCCATACATAGTCAATGAAGCGTTGTGCCTGCTCTGGTGCAAGAATACCACCTGGCGTACCAGTTGGGTTTACTGCGTTAGGTCCAGAGTTATCTCCGAAGTTCGCTGTTGCAAGGTTTCCCACAACAGTCGTTGGAGATAGATTACCGTCAGGTCCTGTTGCTACGGCTCCACCAATATCTCCAGAAACGAGTGATCCGTCTCCAGTTGGGTGTCCGAAAGACTTAGCGATATCTGTATCTTTTGTATCCGACATATTTTTCACCTCCTAGTGATTTATGTTATTGATTAAAAAGGTCGGTATTTTTGAGGAAACGACCGCCCCATAGGGATTTTTCAGCCTTTTTTACAGGCTCTAACTGCACAATCTCGCCGAGATCGCCAGACTTGCGGAAAGCGGTTGCTGACACTGCAGAATCAACTCGCTTACCAATTTCGTTAAATGACTTAGTGATGTCTGTAACAGTTGTTGTTACACCATCATAGGCCTTTTTTAGTGTTGCAACTTCGTCCGATAGGGACTTGATAGTTGCGTTTAGATCGCTAAAGGCTGATGTTAGGGAAGCATTGATATCTGAAATTGCAGAAGCAAGATCTTCGTCTGACTTAGACACCTTTGCTTTAGCCTTATCCTTATCCTCTGCATCTTCGTCTGCTGGCTTTTCGTCAGCATCGTCTGCAGCAGGCTCTTTTTCATCCATCATTGGCATAGGCTTTTCAGCCTTTTCAACAATGTCTGTTTCGGATCCGACTGTTGCCTCTGGAGCGACCTCTGATTTTTCTACAACTGCATCTGCAACAACATCTGTGTCTGTTGCAACTACTTCTGTATTTTCTGTCATAGGACTTACCTCCTTATTCATCTTAATTGCACTAATGCCTTTAGCACTATCAACTAAGAATTTTATCATTGTTGTATCTTCTTCTTCGTCTGCCATTTTTTCTACAAAACCGATATTCGACATTATGTCTGTGCAGGTTGGGCAAGACTCTTGTGCATCAGGAGATATCTTTGTAATCTGGTCATTAGCGCAGTAAAAAACATTATCGACAGTGGCTTTAGAAAGGTATCCACCTATAACGTTTTCTCCGTCAACCTTCTGGATTGAAATAACGTTGGCAAATTGGTTGGCTGGGTTGTCCACAAGAGATAGTTCGAATAGATCATATTCCTTGATAATGCGGATCGATCTGTTTACTTCCTTGTTAAAGACATCTTCTGTTTTTGTGATGTTTCCACCGATTGAGAAACCTGCTAGAGTTCCGTCAAGAACTTTCTCCCACGTATCCTGTGCCCCTTTTGAAACATAGGCAGATACGAAGATTCCGTTATAAAACTTCTTTGTTTCTGGATCAAAGTATCGATCTTCTTTGAATGCTACAACCTTGCCTACGGCTAATGGCTGGTGCATCTCTCTAATATTACCCTTAAATCTCTTAAATGCTGAAATGGACGCTGCAGTTTCTACAATATCGTCCTGCTTGTCAATGTTGTCTAGTGTGGCAAACCCAGATACGACTCGTCTTTCTTCGTCGATCTTGCTGATAGGTAGTTGGACTCTAACATTGAGTCCTTGGGTCGACCATTGTGCTTTTTCAATATTCATAGTACTCCAATTATACCTGTTGTTTTTACGCTTATCTCAATTACTGAGATGATCGCCCTTCACCCTTCGGGTTGCGACCTGCGACAGTGGATGTGCTGTCAGAGTTGTTGTTGGTTCTTTCTGAGTCCCTAGTTTTTGACCCGACACCTTTAGCGTCTGAAGCGTCCTTTGGATTAAGAATTAGGGGAGTGTCTCCACCCTTTCTCTGCCCATAACCCAAAATAGTTCTAGCCTCATTTGGAACCAAGATCTGGTTCTTCACGTATCGTTCAAGAATCTGAGACTGAGCGATTTCGTCTGTGAGCGTCAACTCTTCAAACTTCAAGACAAGGACATCTGTCTGCTCTTTGATAACCTTTCCAACAACCTTTTCAAGGTTCTTTTGAGATGGTCTGGCAATCTGCTCTTTAAAGTTGCGGTCCTGAGATAGTGTGGCAGCGAGTCCTGAGTCAGAAACACCAATCTTTGATGGTGGCATCTGGTGTGCTGCAAAAATGTCATCTCTATTCTGTTTGCGGTATTCCTTAAAAGACCCATCCTGGATTCCATTTTCCAGAGGAATCATCTCAAAAGTAACCTTGTTCTCCAGTGTGTCTCCTGGAAGAGGGATATAGAGGGTTCTGTGATTCTGGCCTTTAAGACTTGTCTTTAGGAAGTTGAACATTTTGTCTTCTGACTCCCCCGACATTTGCGCTCCCTTTAATACGATGACATATCTAGGAACTGCCTTGTTCTGGAAGAAATCGATGTTGTACTGTGAGGCTAACTGGTCTCCGATAAGAGCGCCCAAAGAAGAAATAATGTCTGGAATTCCGTAGAAGGTATTGAGTGGTGAGTATTCCTTGTAGTGGATAATCTCGTTAGGGTTTGTATCATTGGTTACTGGGTTTGCATTATCTGCCCCGAAGTTTCTAAAATATACGACTCTGTTTCCAATAAGTTGAAGAAAGCCATCCTTCAGTCTTCTAACACGCATAGTGACTGCGGGGATGTGACCAAGGTATCCAATATTGCCTTCAACATCTCTACCAACTTCTAGATACCCGTTGCCAGTAGCCTCTACGTCTGTGTAGAACTTTTCCATTGTCTTGCCAAAACTGTCGTCGTCGTTGAGGTTTTCCAACCATTCTCCTAGTTCAATCTTTGCTTTTTCTATGCGCTTACGTGCACGGTCTACGGATGCTGTATCTGTGTTGGCCTCTAACTGAAGCATTGTGCTTTTTGTTTCCTCAAACTTGTAGCCTAGCCCTACAGCGTTAGACACCTTGGCATCGATTGCAGCATGGTTTGCAAAAGCAGTGTCATAAAAACTAGCAAGTTCATACAGGTTATATGGAGGGTTAACAACATCGAATAGTCCATATCCATTTCGATAAACTGTTCCTGGATTGATCTGTTTTGACTCTGCATCATCACCAGAAGGTACGGCCTTTGCTGAGTCCAGATATGGTGCGGAGGCTGTATTGATGGTTTTCTTTAGTGCAGCATTGTCTGCGCGTGTTGTGTTTCTACTAAAATTCTTGTTAAATCCAGAATACGCTTTTAGTTCTGACCAACTCTTGCTAAATGGATCTTGTTGGTCAAACGGATTCTCAACTTCCTCTATCTCGTCTGCACGAACATTAATCCTTTGCTGCTCATTACTCATCTAGAGCACCCTGACCAAACTTGTCAACTGTGTCTTGCGCTGCTTTCCATGCCCCAAGATCGTTCATCGATGGGATTAGCCCAGACTTCATTCTATCCTTTTGGACCGAGTATTCTTCTTCTGAAATTCTTGTGAGTCCTGGAACAAACACACACTGCCCGTCTCCTTCATCACCATAGTGAATGGCTGCATTTTTCAATTCCTGTATCTTTAATATGTCGCCTTTGTGTGCTGGGATATTAAGGACGCTACCCTCACCATCGGTAAACCATCCACCTGCTGCCTTCTTGTATACATAAAGACCCCAGTCATAATTCTTTTCGATTACCGTACGTTTAGCCTTCTGGACAATTGGTTTGCCAGTTTTTTCATCTATGAGTTGTTTCATAGACACTAGTATACCAGATTATACTGGAAGAACTGTCTTTGTCAACCAGTTAACGTCTCCATAGACCCTTAACTTCTCTGGATCGACCAAAATGCCACCAATATTGTCATCGATGATGATTCTGTCAGTTCCCACATACTTGGAGTAGATTTCGGACGGGTTAATGTCATAAAATGTAGTTATACCAAGAATATCAACAAAACTCCATGTTTCAGGCTCCCAAGTAGACCAGTCACCTGGGTCAGCACTGATCTCGCCCCATGTACGATTCTGGACTCGTTGTTCTTGTGTGAGGTTGGTTGCCAAATAGTAAGAAATGTTATTGTAGGTCAGTGGGCCACCAAGATTCAGCCTGCCAGAGAATGACGCAAAGTCCAAAAGATTGGTAAACCCTACACCAAGAACGACCCACTCTTCATTAACAATGAATGGCTTGTTGACACTGGCTCCGTTAAGAGTGTAGTTGACATCTGTCAGGATATTTCCAGCACTATCGCGCCCTACGATGTACCCGCGCTCGAGATATGTATCGTTCTTTAGATAAAAGGTGTATGTGTCATTTTTGTGGACTATGTAGAAAATTGGAGTTTCTTCAGTAGGGAAGGCTGTGTCTGAGAATCTTAACCAAACCTGCATCGATCCAACCTGCATATTGGAGGCCTTCTGGGTGTTGATAGGGACAGAAATTCCTCTGTCTAAGATTGGAGAAAACTCTCCTCTGATTCTAAATCCAGAGTGTCGGTCTAGATATAGATGGGGAGTACTGCCCTTGTATACTCCTATTGGGTTTTTAGCCTTAAGGTTGTAATACAATCCAAGTTTGCTATACGGATAAACTGGAACTCCAAACTTTGTCCCAATCGTTGTAAACTTCTTTCTCTCTAATACCTCTGATGCTAACTGGAGTTCTCTTAAACTTATTGGGTTGTGAAGTATCCCCTCGGATTTGAAGTCTAGGTGGTAAACAACAGCAAGGTCGTTAAAGTCTACAGACTTATCGTTCTTGTCTAATAGTGGAGGGTAAATGATTGTTCCATTAACAACCTCATAGGCAGTGTCTTCCCAATCGCCAGTAATTCCTGCTGGGTCAGCGACACCACGTACTCTTGGAGTTGCTTTGTTTAGATAGTCCATAAGGTTGATGTTTGCACCATCTACAAGATACTGGAACGAAACATAACTTCTCATAGCGCTTGGACCCGTTGTATAGTAGTAGTATTTTATGGATGCTTGTTCCATGTCTTCGTAATTTTCCCAAGTTGTATAAAGAGTGTTTTGTATGTCTTGATAGATTAGTTGTACTGGATCACTATAGGCAATTTCCAGATCTCCATATGTCCAAGAAGATGTAGACTCGGCTGCAGCAACCTCTGTTGGTTCTGGGAAGTCTAGGTTTATCTGTATAGAGTCTAAGTCGTAGAACCTGTTACCGTCGTAATCTTCTACATACTTTGCAAAATAAGACAACGGCATGTAGTCTTCCCAGTAGGCTGCGACTGCAATATCCATAAAGAAGATTCCATACTTTTCAAGTGGTACGAGAGTATAATTGGCTGTGTGGGCTAGTAGTGCTGTAGCGTCTGTAGGATCGAACACTCCGTCTGTGTTGAAGTAGTCTACTATGTGACGACTATTGTACTCTCCATCAAATCCTATTTTGTATGTCTTGCCAGTAAATGTGTAAGGGCCATTCCATCCACCAACATACAGGGACAGTTCCGACTGATTACTAAAAAATGTGGCAAGTCCATCGATTGGCAGCCCAGAGACATTTGCTATATTAATACCAGCAACGAATGGCTCGTCTAGAGTTATTGTTTCTACAGAAAAAGTATAAGAGGTTCCCTGTATATCGAAAACATAGTTCAGTGAGTCTCCAGTAAGTTCAATCATAAATACATCATTGCTATTTTTCTTGGTGATGTAAAACAGCAACTCTCCAGAAGCACTTCCATCAGTCTCAAAGACTCCATATAGGTTTTTTACTGGTTCAGAAAGAACTGAAAACTCCTTAAAGAGCATATAGCATTGTCTGTCTGCCCATGAGATGTCTGGCCTAAAAGAATAGTATTTAGGGTCTGCTGCCGTTTCCGCAGTTTGAAGATCGAGTAGCAACTGTTCCTGTGTCGACTCAGAGATAACAAACTCTGGAAGGGTGTACGCTGGTAATTTCAAGAAACTTGAAGAAGTATCAAGGTTGCTAGCAAACCCCTGTTTCCAGTTGGCAAAATCTGGGTAGTTATAGTTAACAGAGTAATCTGCAAAAGAGTAGTCATTGAAGGCGGTTACAGCATTGATCGATGAGTTAGTTCCTTCTGGAGCGACAACGCCTTGCCCCCAGACCCATCTTCTTTTTGCTACATCCACTGGAACTGGATAGGAGTATATTGCAAAAGAGTCTAACGTGATAGGGTGTGTATCTTCATAGGCATACACACCAAGCCAGTCTTGACTTTTCCCGAATTCATCAAACTCATCTGGAAGAACCAACAGACTTTCATCAAACTCAATAGACACAACCTGCTCACCATTAAGATAAAGAATTGCAGTGTCTTTTAAGTACTTGATATGAATGAGCATTGGACGTAACCAGTTGCCAACATAGTGAGAGCCATACTGACCACCAACAACCAGTGTTATGATTCCTCCCTCAATATACAATCCATCTGTGCTAGCAATTGGACCAAAGATTCTTCTTGGGTCTGCTGCATCCGTATTGATAGACATCCATAGTTCTGCTGTGTACTGGTTATACTTTCCTTTATTGTTTAAAAATCCGTACCCTGGAAAAATTAAAGAAGGTTGGTAAACATCATCAACTGGGTTTGGATATATCTTTGTTGAGTTTGAAGACCCATAGGTAAGCGGTACTCCAAAGTTCTTGGCAAATAATTTGTTTGAGTCTGCTAGATAGTAGGCGTCTTGACTTGTTGGACCATAGGGTATTGCTGAAACAACCTTGAGTGTGTTTGGTAATGAAATATCTGCAGAAATTGCGACTGGTATAGATCCTGTTGAAATCTTTTGAAAATTCTCTGAGTTTTGCCCAATAGACAGACCCATAACCAAGAAGTCATAATCGCCAGCAGATCCACCAGTCGTTACGTTAATCCTAATAATAAAAGTGATTCCTGTAGCATTGGATACTGGAATGTCGAACGTTCCACCAAAAAACTTCCAAAGGCCGTTGTCTGTACCCGCTAAGACCTCGGTTGTGAACACGTCGACATCTGTTAGCAACACAGTGTCGTAATAGGTAAACCCATAAGTTATCGATGTTGCATACTGCGTATCAACGTATAGATGAAACCCAAGCGACAGGCTTTTCAGGCCTAGATCAAAGTCTGCAGGTATTTTTGTAAAAACACTCTCTGCCTCTATTGTCATTGTTGGCCCACCTGGAACATCTCCGACAATTCTATACGGAGTTGGAGTTTCTATGTCGTAAACAGGAGACCCTACAGGAGTTGGAGACTCGACTGCGGGAGTGGCGTTCGTAAACAACCACTCCCCAGAATCAGATAAATCCTTGTTGGACTCGGTGATAGAGGACACAAAGAATGCCTCTTCGTTGAGCATCCATACTGCTAGTGGGTGCTCGGAAGAAATCTTCTCTACATACAGGTTTGATAGCGTTTGACTCATGATCCTCCTACCCTATTTTACCACAGGGTGTTAGGTCGTTTTAATCTCACAAACGTCTGTTGTGCAGTAAGCCTCTCCCATAGCCTCTAGATTGTCAATGCCATCATAAATAGCATTCCAATCGATAGTGGCAATTTTGCCAACATACGAGTTGTACTCTTCTTCAGTAATCTCCGTATATGGCTGTTGCTCATAGACTGCGTTGCCCATAGGAAGGAACGATACTGCCTTTAACTGCCCTTCATACATCGCCAAAGCAGATGCAACGAATTTTGTTTCGCTTTCCACATCGAAAGATAGAGTAACAGATACACCATTGTCAGACCAGTACTTCTGGGCTGTGGCTGCAAGTCCGATCTTTTCAAACAGACTAACTTCCTTTTCTGATCTTTTATGCTCTGTGTGTACGGGGAAGTAGACCACTACTGTGTTCTTTGATTTTTTATCTGGTTCTATCTTGTATCCCGCGCTTCTAAGAAGATGTACCATTGGCTCGTCATCACCGAATCGAATTGCTCTCATAAAGTACTGACCACCGATAGCCCAGTGAACTCCTGGTGATGCTCCAGACAGTAGCGAAACTGACCCCGATGGTTTAACTGTTGTGACTCGAATTGACTCACGAACACAGAGCCATTCTGAGTACTGCTTGTCATAGTGACGAATCTTGTTGTAGCCTTCATCCATCCATTGACGAGTTACGGGCAATCCGTGTTCATCTGAGAAGGAGGCTATACCAGTAAGAGATGTTCCAATTCTGCGGTTTCTCTGCATAATTCCATTAGTTTTCTGCCAGTGTGTTGGCATGAGCGTAACTGTTTTTCCATATAGATAAGCAAACTTAAGAGTACGCAAGAAGTCTTCTTTTGACTCATGTCTATTGAGGTGTACTTCTACCAGAGTACAAAGTTCATAACTCTCTAGAGGCTGCTCGGCACATGGATTAAAGCCCATAACACGATAATCTTTACCATCTTTTGGATCTGCCATTCTGCCAAAGTTTCTTGCAGTATCCAGCCAAATGAATCCTGGCTCTCCTCCACTGCCAACAATCAAATCAACATAGTCTTCATACTTTGTTCCAATTTCTGCAGAGATTGAGTTGTTAGACATCCACGACCATCCTGGATTGCTCTCGTCAGCAGAGTTACGTTCTGGGAAGGCTTCCCAATTTTTTAGATTTGCAAAGTCGTTGTCATTGGCGCTACCAAGTGCAAGCGTAGCCGAGCGTCGCACATTTCCAGCAACGACACAAGTTCCAATGAGGTTAATGATATCTACAATTGCTCGTGAGTCAAAGTCTTCTCCTACGCGGGAGCCAACTACATCACGAATCTTTTCATGCATTGCTCTCAGTGGTTCTGGTCCACTTGCTGTACCGCCAAACCCTTTAATAGGAGCACCCTTTGGTCTTATCAAACTGTAATCAAATTGCTGTATTGCTTGGTTGGGTCTCAAGAAGGAGTTGATTAGGAGTCTGCAAGACTCTACCCATCCTTCTCTGTCGTCTGAAATAACATATGTAACAGACGGCTCTGTTGGGGCATAGATCTTAAAGTTCTTGTCTTTTCCGAGGGTATCAAATCCAACACCGATGCCAAGCATCAAAGCATCCATTACCCATGCAAACAAGGCTCCTGGATCATGTCTCTCAATGTCTCGAGTAGAAACCATAGCGCAGTTTTGGAGGGAAGCAGAGTTACGCTTCTCCATAGTCATAGGTGTTCCGAATGCCCATAGGCCACGTCCTGGTGGAGTCCATTTCAGGGTAAACATTCTCTCGTAGGCTTCCTGAGCAGATGTCTGAGCCTTATTGTCGTTCCAGTCTAATCGATTCTCTTTAGCGTGATTCTTTTGGACTGAATACATCCCCTCGATTACACGCTTACAGACCTCATGCCACTTCTCCTTTGTCCCGTCCTCTTTAACACGAGAGTAGGTTCGAATAAATGTTATCTCTCCTAGAGAGTTTCCTCCAGCGTCTACTAGGGCGAATGGAGTTGGGGCGTTGACGTACTTATTTAAAAAATCTTCAGACAGGCGAAACGAAAAAAAATCAGACATGGAGATGTTACCTTTCAAGTAAATTGTATGGGTACTTTGCTTTTTTAAAAGTACTACCTAAGTATAACACCTTTATTTACCGAATGCAAACAGAGATTTGTCCGTATAAGTGTCTAGTTAAGGTATAGAACTTTATGCTTAGAGAAGTGCTATCTCATTATCTGAGATTAAGAAATGTCTCCAAAGACTCTCCACGAGTCCGTTCCAATTTTCCAAGCAGTCGCTGCAGAGTATCTTGCTCGGAGTTTTGGTGCTGCAGCCGTTGTTCCATTACTTAGAATTGTTGTTGTTCCTGGTGTCCCAGCAGAAATTGTAGGTTGTCCAACGCCTTCCCACTCAAAATGTAGTTCTGTGTGAAGTGGGTATGGGACATCTGCATTGGTTGGAATTGAAACTGCAATTGTTCCAGCATTTGAAAGCGTGATCATCTTGAATGCATCGTCTATGACTGGAACATATGTTGTTCCTGTCTGAGCATTCTCTACTGTGTACACTAGACCCTGCAGACCCTGAACTCCCTGAACTCCTTGTATACCTTGCACACCAATTGTTCCTTGTGTTCCAAGTATTCCCTGAATGCCTGATGTTCCCTGAGTTCCTTG